GCACGCGATTGTCGGGTGGATCCTTCTGCGCCTCCTCCGGGACTTCGGACTGCCCGTCGGGCTTCCCCCAGTGCGCGGAGAGGTAGTACGGCTGGTCGATGTCCCCTTGATTGAAGAACAGCGCGACCTCGGCGTTCTCCTCGGGAACGGCGAAGAAGCCGCGGCCTTTCGAACCTCCTCCCACCGTGCCGAGCGGCCACGCCCAGCCGCTGCTCGGCTCGATCAGCCCGGGGACGCACACGCAAACGCGGCCGAGCCCCTCCGGGTCCTTTCGGTCGACCACGTATCCCACGTACATCCCGAGCAGCCGGGTGTCGTGCTGTCCAAGGTCGTCGTCGAATTGCGGATACACGATTATTGCCCTCCACTGCGCGGGCGCGCTTCGGGGTCGTTCGAGCGGCCGGTGTCGTCGCGGTATTCCACGTACGTGTCCCCGGTCTCCGGATTGACCCGTTCGACCTCCTTGCGCTTGCCCGGCACCTGGGGCGCGGAGGCGTTGTGGTCGCCTGTCTGCGGCTTCGTGCGCTGCGCACCCGCTCCCCCGCCCTGCCCGGGCGTTCCTTTGCCGTCGCGCTTGAGCTTGAGGTCCACGGTATATCCCGACGACGACACGGAGTGCTTCGCCTCGGTCACGTAGTATTTCCCCGATAGCAGGGGCGAGATTCCGCGCACCTCGATGACGGTCTTCGCTGCAATCGTAGGATCGCCCACGACCTGCATGGTGAGTTTGACCGTCTCTCGTTCGGCTTTCACGAACCGCGAATCGGCTTCCCGCTGCGCCGCGTTCTTCGATGGCGCGGTGGAGGGCGCGACGTTCGCGGTGGCATTGCGCTTGAGCAGCGACGTGGTGCCATCGGTGGGGTTGACGACCTCGATCGTGTCGCCGAGCGTGGACCTCTTCGCCGTGTCGGCGTTCGACGACACCTCGTGCGTGGACTTCGCCTTCGGGTCGCGCCCCTTCACGGTTACGCTGCCGGTGCGCTTCGCGAGGTCGGAATCCGTGTTGACCGAGATCACCTCCCCGCGTTCGGGGTCCGCGTACCACGTGAACACGTGGGTGGGCGGCTTGTCCTGCCGGCGCTTGTGGAAGTGCAGGCCGGTCCCGTCGACGAAGAACTGGAAGCCCTCCTTGGCCGCCAACCTGGTCAGGAACCGGGCGTCGGTTTCCGCGGCCTGGTTGATGACGTCGATCGCGTCAGGCGTGTCCTCGATGTCCACGAACGCGCCTTCCCAACCAGCCTCCTTCGCGACGTCGCGAACCACCTCGGAGCGGGTCTTCCCTTCCCAGCGCCGTGTCTTCGCGTGCTGGTTCATGAGCGTCGAGAGCGCCTGGCCCTCGAGTGTGAGCTGCTGGAAGCCCTTCATCGACTTGATGACCACGCGCCGCGGGGGCGACATGTTGCCGGGGTAGCCCCAAGACACCTCGACGACGGCGCCGCCCATGAGCTCCTCGCGGTCGAACAGGGCGAGGTCGAAGTTGTCGAGTTGCAGCGAGAGCTTGTCGGCCTTGTCGTCGCAGTCCTCGAACGTCATCGAGATCAGGCGCCCGCCCAGGTCGAGGGGCTCACCCGTGGTGGCTTTCTCGTCCTTGAAGAGCGTGAGGCGGACGCCGGGAGCGGAGCGGTCGGTGGGCATTGATCGCCACCGAACAGATGCCTCGCCGTGCTACGCGGGGACAGCAACGCTGTTCGCGAAGTCAAGGCAACTGCAGGGAGGCTCTGCCCTTCGTGCTTTGATCGTCGAGCAGAAAGCCACGCTTTACGTACCAACGATCCAGATCAAGCTGTTCCTTCTTCCCAACCGTTCGCCGACTCCGGTCATCGTTCAGCTCATAGGCAATCGGATCGCAAAACACGACATGGACATCCCGCCGTTCCGCCTGAGCCACGGCCAATCGGAACAGTCGATCGGCGAGCCCGCCGTGACGATACGCAGGCAGGACGTAAATGTCCTCCAGATAGGCTGCGTCCGTGCCATCGAATTCGATCTTCACCCATCCAAGCACTTCCTCTCCAAGGCGAGCCTCGGTGCAGAGCACCGTCTTGGTCTGGCGGCGCGTCGATTCAGACGTGACAAACTGTGCGTTGCTTATGTCCGAGTGGGCGACCATTCGCTGAGGTTACCACGCGCCATCTTTTCCTGGACGGCGCTGATGATCACTGCGTCAGCCGGTCTCCCGCCTCCTGCCCTCCGCCAAGATCACGTCCGTCAGCACCCGCGTCGACGGGATCACCACCGTCGTCCCCTCCTCGAGCGCGAGCGTCGGGTCCAGGATCGGATCCGGCTGAAAGTCGGCGATCGCCCACCAGAAGCCGCACGCCCGCGGCAGCGGCGCGAAGTAGCGGCCCGCCAGTTCGAACAGCGTCTCGCCGCCGACCACGCAATGGACGCGGTTGTCGACGAACACGCGGTAGCGGTAGGGCTCGCGCTCGGTGAGGAACCGGCGCCCCTCTTCGTCGACCACACCCTGGCAGAAGCCGTGGCGCGAGCCGGATTGCGGAGGCATCAGATCTGTTGCCTCCGTTCTTCGGACGTCACACGCACATCGAGGATCTCCTCGAACGTGACCGTCGCGGTGTACACCTGCACCTTCCCGTCAGCAGCGAACTGCTTGTACTGGAATTCGAGGTCGGTCAGCACGGTCTCGATGGTGAGAACGTTCGGCCAGATGAACAACGTGCGCGGCGGCGCCGTTGCGGGCACGCCCTCGGTTCCCTTGGGCGGCACCGTCAACGCGCGCAGGAACGCGCGGAACTCGAGGATGTCGGGCGTCGCGATCTGCTCCGAGGAGAAGAACCGGTCCAGGTAGAACTCCACGCCGGGGAGCTGCCGGTTCCCCGTCGACTGGAACTGCAGCAGCTGGTGCGATAGCCCAGGCACGGTGACCCGGTTCCAGTTGATCTGGACCTTCTCCGAGAGCTGCGTCGGGTTGAAAAGGCACGTGATCGTCTCAGCGCTCTCCACGTTCACGAGCGAGCAGCGAGTCGGGCGGGTTCCGGCGTACTCGATTCCCATCTCGGCCCTCAGTACGCCGGCACTGGCGAGAAGCTGCGGTTGGCGGTGTCAGAGCCGGCCTTGTGAACGGCGCGCGCTACGGTCTGCCCGTCGATCTGCACATTCACCACGACGGGCTGCGGCGGCGGGACGTTCTGGGTAACTGGCAGGGTGAGCGCATTCGGCTGCACGGACATCTGCAGCGGCACCGCCGCGGGCAGCGGGGTGGTCGCGGGCGGTGGAGCTGCTGGCGTTGGCTGCGCGGTGTTCGGCTTCACGGGCGTGAAGCTGAGCGACTCCACGCCGAAGTCCTTGGCCATCTCACGGTGCGTGTAGCCCTTGAAGTCCCGTATGGCGGACTGGATGCCCGTCGATGCGCCGAATAGCCCCGCGATCGAATCAACGACGCCGCCAATTGCTCCGGCGAGCTCAAGGACGGCGCCGATCACCGCGTCGATGACGCCGAACGCAACGAGCTTCATCCCGGTCCAGATATCGGTCCAGGAGCCGCTGAAGATGCCGCCAATGATGAACACCACGCCGGTGACGACGTCGGCCAGGCCGGAGAAGATGGCCATGACCGCGCCGATGACGCCACTGACCACCGACACGGCGGATGAGATGATCGCGACGAAGAGCGCGATCACCCCGACAATGACCGCCACTGCGAACGCGATCGCGGTCCCCAGCGAGGTCCACGCACTGCCGTTTTCACGGGTTGCGTTGGCATTCCCCGACAGGGCGTTGATCGACTCCGTGAGCTTGGCGCCAAGCTGGGACACGGCGTTCGAGACCAGGTCGGCGGCGGGGCCCACCATGTCCCACGCGTTCGCGACGCCGGTCGCGACCTGGACAACGCCGGTCAATACCTGGATGAGCAGGTCGAACACGACCGCAAGGTTCCGGCCCGTAGCTTCTCCCGCGACTCCGAACGCCCGGAACTTGTCACCAGCGGTCGTCGCATCATCGCGAGCGCTCAGGAACCCGAGGGAGACGCCCAGTTGCTCGATCGCCGCTACGAAGCGCTCGATGGTCGGCCGAGCAGCCTCGACGCCTGTAGAGAAACCGGTGGCAATGCCGGACAGGAAGTTGGCGATTCGATTGCCCCATAGGAACAGGTTGATCAGGAAGTCCTTCAGCCCGGCGTTCTCGGCCTTGTTCAACTCCTCGCGCACGGTTCCGGAGAAGCCGCCCTGCTCGATGAGCTGCTTGAGTCCCTCGAAGAACAGCGAAACCTGTCCCCACATGCGCTGCGCGAACCCGGCGATTCCGCCGATGTTCTTCTGGAATGCGACGTAGAGCCCAGCGACCGCGAGCCCGATCGCGGCAACAATGGCGATCGCCGGGAGCATCACCGTCAGGATTCCGCTGATGGTCACGCCCGCCGCCTTCAGGCCGATGATGAGCAAGGCGATGCCGGCCTTTGCGGCGATCGCCGCTCCGACCACGCTGAGGATGGCGCCTGCGCCGACGAACAGGGCAGCAAAGCCCTTCTTCACCGGCCCAGGCATCGCGCGCACGAACTTCAAGAACCCGTTGAGCGCGTCGATGACGACTGCGATGATCGGCTTGAACACCTGGGCGAAGGGCTCCCCCACGACGATCGCGAGCGTCTCCAGCGACCCGCGAAGGAGCTGCTTTTGCCCCGCGAACGTGTCGAGCATCTTGTCTCGGAACGCAGCTGCGGTGCCGCCCGCGTTCTCGAACTGCTGGCGCAGGTACGCGATGGCATCTGAGCCCTTGAGCGTCGCACCGGTGTTGGTCTTGATGCCGTTGGTGACCTGCGTGAGGATCGCCTGCACGCTCCCGAGCGCGTGCGCGCCAAAGGTATCGAGCAAGAACGCCGAGCGTTTGGCGTCGGTCATCTTGTCGAGCTCGGGGGCCATGTCGCCGAGCACGTCGAGGAAGCTGCGGAACTGCCCCTTGTTGTCTGTCACCGCGACGCCGATCCCCTTGAGCGCGGTCTGCGTCTTCGGGTCGGCCAGGCGCTCCATGGCGACAGCGAGGCCGGTGGAAGCGCGCTCCACTGTGGGGATGATGTTCTTCACGAGGCCGAGAGAGATCAGCGTCTCGGACATCGACTGATGCAGCGCTTGGGCGCCGCGCGAAGAGATACCGAGCGCAAGAGGCAGCTCCGAGGCGTTGAGCGCGAACACGTTTACGGCCTGGAGCATCCGGTCGACCGCCATGCCGGCATCGTCGGCCGACAACCCAAAGGCCTTCAGCGCCTGCGAAGCGAGCCCGGCCGCCTGGGCAGGGCTCAGCTCCCCGAGGGAGCCACCCGCGAGGTCCAGCACCGGAATGAGCAGCTTCATCGAGTCCTGCGCGTTGAAGCCTGCCTGCGCGAGCTCCTTCAGCCCGACAGTCGCTTCGGTCGGCGAGAACTGCGTCGCGATGCCCGCGTCGATGGCGGCGTCCTTGAGCTGGGCGAGCTCGTCCTTGGTGGCGCCCGACACGGCTGCGACCGCCGCGATCGCCTGCTCGAACTCGCCGGCCTTATCTGCGAGCGCGAACGCGCCGCCGACCATCGTCGCGCCGGCCGTCATCAGCCCCAGCCCGATGCCGAGCTGCCCGAACGCCGACGTGATGCTGTCGGTGCCCAGGCCGACCTTCCGATCCAAGCTCATGAAGTGGCGCTCGAGCGACATCATCTTCGCCGACGCCAGGTCGTGCGCCGTGAAGACGAAGCCGAGGCCCATGTTGTTCATCATGGCTGGTCACCGTTTCTTGTGCGCCCGCTCAATCTCCTTGGCCTCGCGTGACCGCTGGTCGCCGATGCGCTCGATGAACCAGTCGCGGTCAGCCGTGGTCATGTCGAGCGCCTCGCCCATGCTCAGGCCCAGCCCCGAGCCGCCGTGCTGGCGCCAGCACAGCTGGAACAGCGCCTCGCGCCAGGCGTCGGGGTCTACCGCCGGGAGGAGCCACTCGGGTCCCGCCTCCGCGCCGTCCGGGCCTTCCCCGGAAGGAAGAAGCTCTGGTCGAAAGGGAGCTGCACATGCTGCCGCGCGAAGCACTCCGGGCACTCCACTTCGAGGGTCGTCTCGACGCCGCAGTCGACGCGGTCGAACTCGTCCAGGAGGAAGTCCGCGTCGCGCATCGAGATGTCCTCGAGGAAGCGGCGCTTGTCCTTGTCCTCGATGCCCTCGACCTCGATGCAGCGGAAGCCGAGCATCGCGGAGAGCATGCGCTCGCCCGCGTTGCGCTTGATGGCCGGAAGCTTGCGCTCGTCGGCGCCGGTCAGCAGTCGGAACCAGGCGCGGCGCCCTGCATCGGGAAGCTTCGTCTCGAACCGGTTTCCGTCGAGGAAGGCAGCGCGGCTCGCGTCCGACAGGGGGCGTACGGGGAGCTGGCGAAGGTCGAGCTCCCAGTCGATGCGCGCGCGGCACCCTGCCTCGCTGCACGTGACCGAGAACGCGTACTCGGAACCGTAGGTCAGCGCGCGGATTTCGATCAGCGCGAAGAAGCGGTCGCCCTGTAGCACCTTGTCCCAGTCGATGGTTTTACCGCCGAAGTCGTAGGGGCCGGCGTCGTGGGTCTCTTCCCAGCAGGCGCGGAGCAGCTCGTCGACGACGCTGCCGCTCTTGGCGAGCTTACGATCAGCGAGGAAGCGCTCTTCGCGGACCTTGAGGCCGCGGATCGAGCCGGTGAGGCCCGTGGGGCAGGTGATGATGTGGGGCATGCCGTCGCCTTTCGGAGAAAACGTCTGAGAGGGCAGATGCCCAGGTCACGGTGTTCGGGACCCGAGACTTCGCGTACGCTGATCGGAGCGGAGCCCATGACCAGAAAGGGATCAACATCGTGGAAGCAATGGCGGTTGAACTGCTCGTGGCGCGCCTTTGGGAATTCGATGGATACCTCACGACCACCCGATGGCCCGTCCGTTGCCCCGATCGAGGGTATAGCGACGTTGATGTGGTTGGCTCGTGCGCTGGCGGGCACGTTCGTCTAGCCGAATGCAAAGTGCGGTATGCTGCTCAGGCCGTGTTGGTCGTCGATGCGGACACCGCCATCGAATTTGAGACGTGGATGGGAACCTGGCGCAATTGCCTCGACAATGTGCCTCGTCTGGTGGAATCGGCACCCGCTTGGCTCCCTGCCCGGCGCGACCTCTCAGACCTCCAGTTCTGGTTTTGCGCGAATATCTGGTTTGCGGACTCGACGGCGCACGCAACGGCAGAAGCGGAACTCACGCGAATGCTGCGCGATAAGTGTCCCTGGGGAACGAAAGGCAAAACCGTCGCGCGAATTGTCTCCACACGAGAAGTCCTGCTGGAAGTGATCAAACGGGTGCGTGGGGACGTGGTCGACGACAAGTGGGGCAGGCGCTATGGCGACCCGCTGCTGGACGCTGTCCGAGAACTCGTTCGATATTCCTGTCCGAAGGCTCTGGGCGGAGGCAGGGTAGGTCAGGAGATTGCCCGGGAGAGTGCGCGGTTACTGATGGAAGCCCTTTGCGTGGCCCCTGAGAACTCGTCGTAGGCGCCCGTCATTGGATCAATTCGAAGAAATCGTACGCCAGCGTCACCGACTCGATCACGTTCTCGTCCGCCTCGTTGTCCCACTCCCCCGCCACGAACTTCGTCGGCCAGGCGCGTGAGAGGCACCAGCGCCGCAGCGTGGTGCCGTCGCGGTCCTGCTGCACGACGTCGAGGTTCCGCTTGTAGTACGGGTCGGTGAGCCCGAGCCCGCTCGAGGTGACCACGACGTCCTGCAGCCAGTCGAACAGGTCGCGGTCCACTGTGGCGCCACGCTCGAGCGTGACGTCCGCGAACGTGACGCGGCCGGGGCTCTTGTTCGGAATGAGCGAGCCGCCCTCGAAGTACTGCACGTTCGCGACCTCGACCGAGAGCTCGCTGCACTTCTGAAAGCCCGCGTGCCCGACGTCGTCTATCTCCACCACGAACTTGAACTTCTTGTGGAAGCTGCGCGGGTTGCCGATGACTGCCATGTCTCCTCCGATCAGCCGCCGGCAGCGGCGAGCTCCGCTTCGAGGGCGCGGGTGTCCTGCGAGATGCGCAGCACGATGAATTCCGCCGGCTTGTTGGTGGCGAGCCCCACGCGCGCGATGAGCTTGCCGGCGAACACGACGCTGGGCGTGTTGAGCTGGTCCGAGACGTCGACGAAGAACGCCGTCTTCGGCTCGCGGCTGCGGAACGCTCCGTTGTTCATCTGCGTCAGCAGGAACGCCGTGATGGTGCGTCGAACTGTGGCGCGCAGCCCCTCGGTGTTGTTCTTGTGGCGGGCGAACTGCAAGCCCTGCTTCAGGCTCCGCTCGATGAAGATGACCCCACGGCGTTCGGCCACGTAGGGGAAGTTGCCGTCGCCCTTGAGGGTGCGGGAGCCGTCGATGAAGCGCGGCAGGCCGGGGCCCGTGGTCAGCGGGTTGATTCGCTTCGGGTAGACCAGGTCGCGCTTGCGCTCCTCGAGCACCTCGTCGGTCTCGAAGCCCAGCACCCCGAACATCCTGCCCGCATCGATTCCAGCGGGCGGGTCGTAGATGCCGCCTGGGCGGGCGGCGTCGGTGCGGGCGTAAACGCCCGCGAGGATGCCCGATGGCGGCACGACGAGCTTGTCCTGCGACCCGAACACGGCCTTCGACGGGTTGAGCACCTTGACCCTGGGCCAGTACAGGGCGCCGAACTCGGACAGGTTCAGGAGCGCCGCGGTCGCCTCGACGTAGGCGACAATCTCGACCGCCGACAACCCGGCCGGGGGATCGAGCACTGCGAACACGGCGCCGTCGCGGTCGATCTCGCAGTAGCGCAGCATCGCGTTGTGCACTGCGGGCGTCGCCCGTCCGGGCACGAGGAGCAACGCCATGTCCTGCACCTGGTCGAGCGCGTGCATGCCCGTCTTGGCCGTGGGCGAGCCGATGAAGTCGTTGTCGTCGAGGCCCATCAATCCGTCGCCGCCGCCGGCAAGCTGCACCGTTTGGATTGCAAGCGATGGGGAGCCCTGCAGCAGCTGGTCGACGACGCGGATCAGGTTAGAGCCGGTCTTCGCGTCGTTGATGATGCGCTCGACGTAGCGCTCAGCGCCGGGCGTCATCCGAATGTTCGGGAAGACCTCGCGGTACGCGCCGTCCTCGACCACGGCCAGGTCGAATGCCCCGACCTCGCCGGAGCTGGGCACGCGGACTTCGAGCTCGATGCTGTTCGCGTATGAGCCCGGGTCCTTCCCTTCCACGCGCAGCGCGTTGGCAGCCCCCGACGCCGCGCCCTGGTGGAGTGCCGTGTCGAGCCCGAAGCCTTGCGAGGTGGCGGCACGGACCTGGAGCTGTGCGTTCACCCCGGCCGCGATCGTGCGAATCTCGAGGAACCCGCCTGGGATGGTCGACACGAGCACGCCGGCGATCGCCGCCTCGGCGATCTGCTGCACTTCCAGCGCCGTGACCGCGTGCACATCGCCGACGTTGCCGGTGCCCAGCGAGGGGTTCACCGGAAAGCCGAGCACGGTGTTCGCCGTGCCTCCCGTCACGTCGACGCGGCTGGTCGTCCCCTTCCGATCGCTCGCGATCCGCACGGCGTTCCCGGAGACGATCGCTTTGCCGTCCTCGAGCTGCGAGTTGATCGCGGCAGCGACCTCCTTTGCGGTCGCCGTGGCGATGGTGACGAAATCAGCGGCTGCGAACACAAGAGGCTGCGCGGGGCCGCCATCGATTCGGACGGATAGCGTCTGCCCATCCGAGAGGGCGAAGGGCCCGGCGGCGGACTCCACGTACGCAGGCCCACCGTGGAACACCGCTTCCAAGTCGGCGCCGCCGTTGACCGCAGCCACGAGCTTATCTCCGTCTTCGAGCCGGAACGGCGCCGGCGCGGTGCCAACGACCGTCGCGGGAGTCGGAGCCCCGGGCGACGTGAGATAGCCAGACGCTCGAATCGCGGTGGCGGTTCCGGCCTCCGCGATCTCCGCGTGGTGGCACGTGCGCACGCACCACAGCTGAGTCCCGCCGTTCTCAAAAAAGCCCATCGCGCCAAGCGTCATGTCGGCCGTGAGGGTGAATCCCCCGTATCGCGTCTGGTACTCCTCGAACGAGGAGCACAGAACGGGAACATCGATCGGCCCGCGCTCGGCGACTCCGACGGCGGCGGCGACCGACGTCGGGGCGGCGGTGATCCCTCGGACGCGCGGTTCCTCCTCGACGACTACGACTTTGGATGACAGCAACTCTCCGCTCATCGATTACCTCGCAGTCCGGAATTCACGGCGTCACCCCGTGGGCGCCGACACTCACCTCGGCACCGGCATCCGATACGGCCTTGCCCAGGTCGAGGAGCTGGCCCTCGTCGATGTCGAAGCCGTGGATGGCGAGTCCCCACGTGAACGCACGGACGTCGTCCTTGCCTTCGAGGTTCACGTGCAACTCGCCGAGGGGATCCATCTCCCAGCGTACAGAGCCCTTCGCGGGCTCGTCGGGGTCACGTAGCATCGCGAGCCAGCGGTTCGTGTTCAGGAAGGTCGAAGTGGCGCCGATGAGGTTGAGCAACTCGACGGCGCGGTCAGACGCTCCTGTGATGCCGAATTCAAGGTCGACCGTGAGGGGCGGCCGCCGGCGTCGGAGCTCGGGTCCCGAAGGGCCAACGACGGCTTCTTCGAGCAGCTCGTTGGTTGAGAGCGCCCGATTCTCACGCAAGCGAGGACCGGACAGGACCAGCGATGGGAGCTTGGAGATCGCGACGACGTCCAGGCCATCCAGCGGAGTGTCGTCGAAGTCGACCGCGACCGACAGCGAAACGTTCTCGATGACCTGGCGCTTGAGCTCTCGCAGGAGAATCCGAATGAGCCGCGTGAGGTCCGCCTCCCGCACGATGCGCGGGCGCAGGAATCGGTAGGCCGAGGACAAGACCGCGAGTTCGCCTGGGAGCAACATCCCGGCGGCGTCGAGGTTCTGCAGGGCGATGTCGACCAGCGCCTCGGCGTGTGCCGGCGTCCTGACGATAGCGATCGATTGTGGGCCCTCCTGCCGGACCGCCTGCAAGCGGGCATCGGCGGAGCCGAACCGCACAGCGACGTTGCTCGCGATTCCGGTCCCGCGCAGGGTGACCAGGTCGCCGCCGCTGGTGGGGCCAGACGCGGGCTCGGGAGGGAGCAGCGTGGGAATCGCCACGGCTACACCCGCAGCCCAATCGCCCGCGCGATGCGCCCGAGAAAGCGCTTCTGCACGCCTTTCTTGAACGCCTCGAAAGCCGGCCGCAGGAACGGGCGTGGCGGGATCTGGATCACGACGACACCCTTGCCGCCCCCCGACGAGGACGGCTCGACGCCCGCCTTCTTGAGCAGCGCGAACAGGAACCGACGCATCTTCGGGGTCATCGGCACCACGAAGGGCCCGGCGCCGAATTCATGGACCTCTGCGACATTCGCCAGCGATGAGCCGCCCTTCCCGCGGGCCTTTCGGAGCACTCCCACGAAGACCTGGTCCTCGTCGCCGACGACCGTGATCGAGTTCCGCAGGTCGCCTCGACGAATCAAGGCCTTGCTCCCGCCGAAGCCCTTGATCTGCCGTGCCGCTATCGTCGTCGCGGCGAGCGGCGTGAACGCCTGACCGCCGGGAGCCTGCTTCGTGATGCCCTCGACGATCTCCTTCCGCAGCCCTTGCGCCTCCTGCTTCAGCGCCGTCGAGATTGCGCCCTTCAGACGGGCGCCGCCCCCGGCGAGGATTCGCCGTGCAAGCGCCCAGTCGCCCGTCCGAAGGACAGCCATGCTCAGCCCGCCTTCGCCCGGAGCTCCGGGACGTGCACGTTGAGCCAGTCGATTGCGGCGCGACTCGTGGGGTTGATGACGGCGCCACGCTTCACGCTCTCGCCGGACATCCTGAGAATGGTCTCCGCGACCTGGACGTCGGCGTCGGTCACGCCGTAGCTCTTCAGCGACGACGCCAGCTCGTGCGCTGAGACGAGCTGCCCGGTGCGCCAGAACTGCAGCTCCATCTGGCAACGGTAGGCCTCGGCCTCGAGCCTGGCCCTGCCAGCGGTCTTCGCCACGTACTGCCAGGCGAACTTGATCGGGCCAAGGTCGTCGTACTGCACGATGTGCTGGCACTCGTGCGTGCAGACCATGATCTGCCCCCACAGGCTCCAGTCCGCGGTGGCCAGCCCGATCTCGAACGGGATGTAGATCCGGTGCCCGATCGTGGTCGCGTAATGGCGCAGGAACGAGTCCTTGTCGACAACGCCCAGCTTGCCGAGCAGCGCGCCCACGAGCTGCATCTCGGACGCGTTTCGCTTGTCGATCACCGACCCGCCGTAGCGGTGGAGCATGTACTGCCAGAACTCGGAAACAACTCCCGGCGTGAGACCGCTCATTGCGCACCTCCCTCCTCGTCGGCGTCCTGCTCGACGGGCAGGCACGTGTGCCCAGAGCCGTCGTCGAGCATCCGGCAGGTCCACGTTCCGCCGCTCTGCGCGGCGACTTCGTCACAGTTCATGATTTCGACCCACCGCTGGTCGCTGTCGCAGACCTGGGCGGTCTGACCTGAACACCGCGTGTCGTTTACGCGGCAGTGGTCGACAGGCTCACAAGCACAGAGCGCGAGCGCACACATCGCAAGTAGCAGCTTCATCCAGACACTCCTCTCGGAGCTGCCGTCTCGCGGTCCTCGAAAGTCGCGAGCAGCAGGTTGCGCCGCGGATGCGGCATGAAAAGGCCGAAGCCGATTGGCTTCGCCTCGGTCACGAACAGTCCCGGTGGGGTGCGCACCGCCTGTACCAACGCGCCGGTGACGTCGAAGACGCCGCCGAGGCGGTCGCCCACGCGGACAAGGGCATCGCCTGAGCCGCCATCGACCAGCCCCAACCTCTCCAGGTCTGCGAAGTGGAACACCAGCCGCAGGCGAGAGCGAGGCGAACTGCCTGACGCGTACTCCTGAAGCGCCTCGAATGCCTCCGGCTCCACCTGGCAGGGAATCCGCACGGGTGGATGCTCCTTCCTGACGCGCTCGCCGATGCCGTCGTCGTTCGCGTCGACGAGCACTGGTTCCTTGAAGTCCGGGTCGTATCCGCTGGTGAGCGGACCCGCACCATCGGGGTCTTCAACCGCGAGCGCCCGCGTGTCGAGACGATGGAGCTCGGCCAGGAAGCGGAAAATGAGCCGGCCGCGCATCAGGCCGCTCCGAGCCCGGGCGGCCGTCGATAGCGGGCAAGAATCAGGTCGATCTCGGGGTCGCCGGTGTACACCACGCCGATCGTGGGCAGGGCGCCAAGCCGGTAACTCTGGTCACGCGTCCGCTCTTCCAGCACACGCCACTGCGACTTCGCTGCGGTATCGCCCATGCCGAGCAGTGCGATGTTGCGCAGCGCGACCAGCATCGCGGCACGACGAATCGCGCTCGGAGTTTTCCCCGTCGGTGAGCCGTCCGGCTCCGTGTAACCCCAGAGCCCGCTGGCGACCACGTTCCCTTCGCCCTTTGGGAACGTCCTCCGAAACGGAATGGCGCACCCGTTTTCGGGGTACGCCCACTTCTGCACCATCGTGAATCGTGGTGCGTCGAAGCCGACGGCGACTGGTGCTCCGACTATCACAAGATCGTCGGGCTGCAGGGACACCGGCGCGCCGCTGATGGTCAGCAAGTCGATACGGATCGGCGGGTAGGGAGGCTCGATGGACGGCGTGCCGCGCCCGTCCATCCGTACAATCAGCGACCGAGGTTCGAAGAACCATCCGGTCACCCGGTCGATGAAGACGCATGCCTCGGCGAGCAGAGCAGCAAGCCGCTCGTCGCTCGCCACGGCGGGCGTGACGCCTTCATCGCGCATGTCGGCCACGGACGCGTACACGTCACCCTCGGTCCTTCCTCCCCTTGGCGTCGGAGCCGTTCGACTTCGGAGGCTCCGCGAGCTGGGCCGTCGTCAGAACTCCTTCGTTGCGGGCCGGCGAAAGGCGCACCTCGTCGGTCGCGCTCTTGCGCACCTTCGACTCGACTTCCTCGCGAGTGTCCAGGGCCTTCGCTTCCTCGTCGGTGCACACGTCGAACGCGAGCGGCGAGTACTCGTCGTTGGCTACCTGGCGCACGCCGCGCAGGTAGTCTGCCACCTGCTTCGTGACGCGGTGCCAGCCGCGCTCCTCGTGGATCTTCACACCCGCGTAGGTGAAGCGTCGCAGGACGTGGCCTCTTCGCGGGTCATAAGGCTTCAGTCGAACAAGCATCGTCTCCATGCGACTGCCTCACAGCTGGATGTTGATCGCCTTGGCGGTGCCGTTCTCGTCGGCGAACTTCACGTCGAAACGGAGCGTCGCCACGATGCGGAGCACGCCGGCAGACACGTCACGGAACGACTCGAGCCGGATCTGCCGCCAGATGCCAACGTGGACGTTCTTCGGGTTGCACAGCAGCGCGACCGTCTGGTTGTTGTTCGGCCCGAGACTGTCCGGGAACAGCGGGATGGGAGAGACGGGCACGCCCGAATACAGGACCGGCGTGTCGTCCTCGAGGAACTTGTCGCCGCCGACCGTCGCACGCTCGGCCAGGGTGTTCCGGTACTCGAGGTCGGCATCGACACTCGTCAGGAACGACCAGGACTTCTTGTCGCGCAGGTACTCGGTGGGCAGCGACTTGAGCAGGTCCCGCAGGATGTTCTTGGTGAGCGGACCGCCCGCGACGTCGACGACGTGCGAGGTCGACTGCTTGAGCACGCCGTCGAGCACGGCGAGGAACGGGTCGGCGGAGGTCTTGTCGCCGTTGATGACGATTTCCTCCATGTCGCGACCGGCCGCTTCCGCGATCATCTCGAGGATGGTCTGGCGGAGCTCGCCGCGTTCGATGTTGTCTTCCAGCACCTCGTCGGACAGGAACACCTCGGCCTTGAACAGCTGAGCGTCGAGCTCGAGGAACGACAGGTCCGGGCGGCTGCGCTCGTTCTGCGCGAGGGCGACGCCCTCCTTGCCGGGGCGCAGAATCCTGCTGCCGAACTTGATCTTCGACACCTGGTACTTGGGCGCGGGCATCGGGACGACGGTCGCCATCTGCATCAGCACGGACTGCTTGATGAGCAGTCGCATGAACTTCTGCGCCTGCGCGGGCAGCAGGATGCCGCCTCCTGCGGTCAGGTCGGCGATGGCGAGGTCCGCCTTCTCGAGCAGCGTCCGATTCGACGTGTAGCTCATGGTTCTTCCTTCCTCAG